ATAGCAGAAGGCAGTGACCAACTAGCCACAGGTTCTATCCCCTTCAGGGTGCTTTTTGGGAATGGGAGTTTTGGTGACTATAATGAGTTGACCCTTACGATTATTGGAGACCTCGCATAATGGCTAGCGAACTGAGAGTAAACACCCTGAAAGATGCAGCCGGTGCGAACAGCGTGGCTACGTCGGTTGTGTTCAATGGCACGGCGAAGGCGTGGGGCCACATCGATCAAACGTCCACAGGTCATCCCACTCGTGACAGCTATAATATTTCTAGCACCAGTGACACGGGGGCGGGTAGCACGAGAATTACGTTTACGTCTGCTATGGTCAACAATGATTACTGCACTGTCACCACTTGCACCGCTGTTACGACATTTGAAGATAATTCGTGTGGTCAGCCTATTACATCGTCAACAATGGACAATTATAATTCTAATGGCACAACTCAGACTGACCATAGTCGGGCATCACAGGCAGTATTTGGAGACCTCGCATGAGTAAGGCAGCAGAACTCGCCGCACTGATTGGTTCGCAGACGGCGTTGTCGAACAGGAACCTGATTATCAACGGTGCGATGCAGGTGGCGCAGCGTGGCGATGTCACGGGCATTACAGGTTCGTCTTATGGTGGCCCCGATAGATTTGAACTAAATGCGTCAAGCATCGGCACATTTACAATCTCTCAAAGTTCTACTGCGCCGACAGGTTTTAAAAACTCGTGGAAAGTAGACTGCACAACAGCAGATGCGTCTCCTGCTTCTGGTGACTTGTTGCGAGTAAGCTATCGTATTGAGGGCCAAGACTTACAACAACTTGCTTACGGAACGTCAGGTGCAAAGGCTATAACTCTATCCTTCTACGTTAGGTCCAACAAAACAGGAACCTATAACGTACAGTTTCAACAAATAGATAATTCTTTTAAGCAAGCAGTTTTGTCCTACACGATTGACAGTGCAGATACTTGGGAGTTTAAGAGCATAACTGTGCCGGGTGACACATCAGGTCTTATAAATGACGACAACGGAGATGGTTTAGCCTTGTTCTGGATATTGGGGGCTGGGTCAACTTTCACTAGCGGTAGCGAAAGGTCAACATACACAGCGTTTGCTAATGGTGATGTTGCCCCTACACAGACGGTAAACTTGGCAGATAATACCGCAAATGAGTGGATGATTACCGGCGTCCAGCTTGAGGTAGGCGAACAGGCCACGCCGTTTGAGCATCGGTCGTTTGGCGATGAGTTGCATAGGTGTCAGAGGTATTTTCAAGTTGCTCAAACAAAAGTTGGACTTGCTGGCACCACTAATGGCTCGACGGAAGTCATTTATGTGGGTGTGCCTTTGAACGTCCCGCTTCGTTCTGCACCATCAATATCCGGCCCAACAAGCTATGCTGCAAGAAATGCAAGTGTTTCATCCAGTTCCAGCAACACACCCACAACCAGAATGGACAATGCCAACTCTTGTATGTTGAGCATCGACCAAACAGGGTTCAGCGGCTTTACGGACAACCGTTTTGCTTGCATACACTTTAGTGGTGGAGATTTGAAGATGGATTCGGAGTTGTAGGATGAATATCACAGCAGCAAAGTATAACGCAGTCACAACGTACTCAGATGACCGAACAACCGTAACCGGCTCAGAGAATGTGGGCATTATTGCTACCATTGACGGCGAAACTATTGGTGTACCTCTCTCTGCTGGCAACCGCCACTACGACGAAATCATGCGACAGGTCGCAGCCGGTACGCTGACCATAGCTGACGCAGACTGATGAAGATGGCGATGGAACCCGTACTCAAAACCCAGATGGAACTTGAGGCACACGAGAAGGAGTGCGCCATCCGGTATGCCTCTGTGCAAGAGAAACTAGAGTCGTTGGACAAGCGCATGTGGCGGCTGGAAGCGATGATTATGGGGAGTACTGTTCTCGTGGTAGCAATGGTGGTATCAGTATTTATGGGACTTAACTAATGGCTGTATTCAAGGCATTCAAACCAGAAGCGATGAACAAAATCGCCAAAGCTATGGGCTACAGTGGCGACATGGGGCAGTTCCAGAGTTACATTGAACAAGACCCAATGCGTCAGCAGCAGATGCAGCGGTACACCAATGCTGCCATGCAGATGGCAAAGGGTGGTGTAGTACGTAAGTATCAAGAAGGTGGTGCTGTTACTCCTTCTACTCAACTCCCACAACAAGCTGTGCCTACAACTACTGCTACAGCGGAAGGACAAACTATTGGCGACGTAATGGCACAGCAAGCCTTTACGCCAGGTTTGCCAACTGGTGGAGCAGTTGCCCCAGTAGGTACTATAGCAACTCCTGAACAAATGGTGCAACCGGTTGTTGGGCAAGTAGCAGGTACAATGGCTGTACCAACGGCTATGGCAACGACTGCTATGGCTACTGCCCCGCAGGAAGCACAGGCTGCCCAAGTTCAAGCCTCAACCGCTGCCCCTGCAGTAGATGCTGCACTGACTGCAACACAGGCTGCACAAGGCACTGTAGACCCACGCGCTGAAGTGGTAGCTGCACAGCAGACTGCTTCATCTGTAGGTGATCTTACTGCAGCACAGGGTAATGCAACCCTTATTAACAACCCCGTACAACGACAGATTCAAGCTGGTGAACTTATTAGTGGCGCAGCGGATGCACAGACTGCTGCCACATTTACTGAACAGATTCAAGCAGCGGAAGCTACACCATCTACACAAGCTACCGTACAGGGTCAGCTTGCACAGCTTACTGCTAACTTTGATGCTGCCAATCCACCTGCATGGGCTGCTGGTGCTATGCGTAATGCTACAGCACAGATGGCACAGCGTGGACTAGGCGCAAGCAGCCTCGCTGGTCAGGCAATTGTTCAGGCTACGCTTGAGGCTGCTCTTCCTATTGCACAGGCTGATGCTGCCACTCGTGCGCAGTTTGAGGCACAGAACCTGTCTAACAGGCAACAACGTGCCATGCTTGCTGCACAACAACGTGCAGAGTTTATGGGCATGGAGTTCACACAGGACTTCCAAGCACGTGTTCAGAATGCCACTAGGATTAGTGACATTGCTAACATGAACTTTACTGCAGAGCAGCAGGTACAGCTTGAGAATAGCCGTGCTGCCAATACCATGAACCTGCAAAACCTGTCCAATTCACAGGCAATGGTTATGGCAGAAGCTGCAGCACTTGCCCAGCTTGATACAGCAAACTTGAACAACAGACAGCAAGCTGCGGTACAGAATGCCCAATCCTTCCTGAACATGGATATGGCAAATCTGTCTAACCGTCAGCAGACTACCATGTTCAAATCTCAGCAACGTATTCAAAGCCTGTTCACAGATCAGGCAGCAGAGAATGCAGCGCGTCAGTTTAATGCTACATCTGAGAATCAGGTGAATCAGTTCTTTGCTAATCTTAATTCACAGACTTCACAGTTTAATGCAGCACAGACTAATGCACAGGCGCAGTTCAATGCTGGGCAGCGTAATACTGTTGAACGGTTTAATGCAGAGTTGAATAATCAGCGTGACCAGTTCAATGCGCAAAACCAGCTTGTGATTGCACAGAACAATGCACAGTGGCGTAGAGAAATTGCTACAGCAAATACTGCCGCAATGAACCGTGCTAATGAACTGAATGCTACAGCACTTCTTGACATTTCTAAAAATGCCTATGACAATCTATGGACATACTATGCCGACACTATGGAGTGGGCATGGACATCTGCTGAAAACGAACTTGACCGTATTAACAGTATGGCTATTGCACAGTTGAGTGCAGATGCACAGAAAGCTGCACAGGATGCTGCATCTAAAACAGCAGCTGGAACAGCAATCGGTAGCTTGATTGGTACATTGGGTGCAGCAGCTATTGAGTTTTGTTGGGTAGCACGTGAGGTGTATGGCCCAACCGACATTCGCTGGTTCATGTTCCGTGACTGGATGAAGCAGAAAGCACCTCGCTGGTTGTATAAATTGTATGTAAAGCATGGCGAAAACTTTGCTGAGTATATCAAGGACAAGCCAAGAATTAAATTTATTCTTCGACAGATGATGAATTTGGTTGTAAAGAAACCGAAGATGGGGTATAATCATGCTCACTAATCCAGCAACAATGTTATATCACAATATTGATAGACGTGTTAAGAAAGAGGCTGAGACATCAAAGCCAAAGCCTACGATGCGTGGATTGCTTGCAAAGTCTGTAGACAAAATGCGTAAGCCACAGGATGATATTACTCAGCCGCTTGATCGTGTTACCGAATATGTTAAGATGATTAGAGAGCAGCGGGAGACAGAAGTATAATGGACATTAATAACGAACCAATGCTTGATGCCCCAATTCCTGGCATGTCGATGACGCATGAACTTGGTGCGCGTCCGTGGCAGACTCCTGCGCAGTATACTACTGTAGAAGAAGCATTGGATTATTACATTCCTCGTTTTGCAAATGATGATGTCACAGAACAGCTTATGGATGTTCTGGAAACTGGTGTACCGGTATCAACCCTTGCTAACACTATTCAGCTAGCTGGCGTCATGGAAGGCAAGCACAGTATTGATGTGGGCATGATGGTCATTCCCGTTCTCATGGAACTGATTATGTATATGGCAGAGCAAGAAGGCATCAAATATAATACTGGAATGGAAAAGGGCGAAGAGGTTCGTAGCACTCTTATCGACAAGGCTCTGGTTAGGTTGCAAGAGCAATCTGAGGAAGAAGCTGAAGAAACGGGTTCCCCAGAAGAAAATGAAACTACCAACGAAATCGTAACAACTATGCGTGAAGCTGCCACAGAACGTGCGACAGGTCTGATGGGTAGGAGAAGCTAATGAGTTTCTTTATGGGATTGGCTACGGGTCTTGCTAAGTCCGTAGATACACAGCTTAAAGAAAGTATTGAACGCACTCGTGACAACATTGACATGGTGTCCAAGTGGCGTTTGAAGAAGGCTGAAGAACGCGAAAAGGAACGTCGCACTAAAGATAAAGAAATTGAAACGCTAATTAAAGATGCTGCGTATGTTATTAGTGGCAACGTAAACAATGTTGATGCCCAAAACATGGCAGCAGCACTGTATAAAGAACGCGGTTTATCTGGCTTTACAGATGATATCAACTTTATGAAACAGCAAAAAGAAGCTGGTGTTGGTGTTCGTCCTATTGATTACATTAAACGGGCTAACGAAGATGTAAACGTTAAACGATATGGCTTGTCAGAAATTGTACGTAGCCTGTCAGATGCAGAGAGTAGCTACGCACCATCTGACATGATCTTTCCAAAGGGTACTATCAGAGGTAGTGGCCTTATTGGTGCTATTGCGCCAGGATTTGATGTCACTGCTGCTGGTGGACAACGTGCCGCAGAACAGATGCAACAGATTGGTCTGACAACTACACCAACTGCACCGTCTCTTTCGTTTGATAGGTATACCTTTGACCGTGAAGGTCTGGGCTATGCCACAAAGTCTGTAAACGAAAAGTTGTCATACCTTCGTAACATCATGGATGATCCATCGGCTGATCCAGAAACGGTAGCAGAAGCAGGGCAGCGTCTGGATGATCTACTTAACAAATCTATGACAGGCGAAGAGAGTTCCGCGATCCAAGCAATTAATCTGAAGCTGTCTCGTATGTCTACGCAGGATACTTCTGCTATGACAGAGATGCAGTTTAAAGCATTCGATGCTGAACAAGATGCCCTTATCAAGCGTAGGCAAGGCTTGGAAGACACTATTGCTTTGCGTGACGCTAAAACAGAAAAAGAAAGACTAGCTATTCAAGCCAATATTGCCTTCAGAGAAGACAGAGTAGAAGACGGCTTTAGGCTCATGGCACAGTCAGAGGATTATGGTACACAAGTTACTAACACTACCATCATTAATCGCATTAAAGCTAGAGCATCCAGACTGCAAAGTGATGAAGACTACATGAACAGCACTGGTAAGTATGCAGGTGATGGATTTGCAGAAGACAGAACTAAGATTCAGATTGTTCAGGCAAATGAAGAAGAACTTATGGGCGTATCCTTTGACAAGGTACAAGCATTTGCTACACAGATTCGACAGGCTGCTTTGGCTGAGTTTAAAGCACAGCATCCGGGTATGTATAAAGACTTGAACATCACTACAAATGAAGATGGCACTATTGACTCTACTTCCTTCATCAACGCACTTACAAATGCAAAGGGTAACGTATCTGAAAAGTACAACGAGATTTTAAACTCTGTTATCCAACGTTACAAAACAATCGGTGCTAAACACAATGTATCGGAGAATACCATTGATAGTGCCGTTATGCTTCTCACAGGTAAGGGGCTTCCTGCCGCAACTGGTGGCACAGATGCCGTAGCGGATACCACAGCTGCTGGACAAACTGATGCAGCATTGGCTGGTCAACCTCCGGCTGCGGGTACGGATGTGGCTGCGGGTGGTGCAGATGCTGGCGCAGAAGATACTTCTAAAGCAGTTATTGATGACAACGAAGTTAAAAAGTTGGTTCAAGCTAAAGTTCAACTAGATGAACTTACTATGGATATTATGAGGGCAGATTATCCTAACACCCTCCAAGGTGCGCTAGATTTTATTGGACAGGATATATTTAAGGAGAAAGAAGTAACTAACGAAAAGACTGGCGCAGTTACCAAGATACCAGAAGCTACTGCAAATGAAATCTTGGCTGAAGCAACGGGTCTACACGATGATAACTTTACTAACACGATCCGTACTCTTCTTGATCCACAGAATGAAGTAAATGCGCTGGCAGCTTTGGATGCTGCTAATGCGTTTAAGCAGGGCGATGTTGGAATCACTATAGATGCGGATGCGCGTAATTCAGTCGTACAGTCTTTGGTACAAGACATACCTAATCTAACAGTGGAAGCTGCTAATTATATTGTAAATAAGGCAGTGCAAAATAGGCTTGACGCAGAACCTAAAAAGGAAGCAGAAAATATTAATCTAGTTACTAGCCTTCTAAAAGATAAAAAATTCTTGACAGGTGCAGGCAGACTCGCAGGATACCGAAGAGGTCAAGCTACGGATTACGTTGCAAGAGTATTGAATGTATCCACAGAGGAAGCATCTAGACTGATTAATAAATCGTTGGCTGGACCAGACGATGGCATTGACGCATTTGACATAGAAACTATTTCACCTGGTGGAACTATGTCTATGGACGAAATGCGTGGAGATGGTACTGACACAGACTTTGCTACGTCATTCCGTAGAAATACTATAATTGGTCAAATCTTTGGAGACAAGGATCGTAGTGCAGATGTAGATTATGGCGCACTTTCTACAGAAGAACTTACTGCACTTATCTCAGACGATGCCTCAACCAATGCACAAGTTGTTGCTGCTTCGCAAGAGTTGACTAAGCGTTCTGGGTTGGGTACTTCTGAAGAAACTTCTACTAGCGTTAGTACCGAAGGGCCAGACCTTAAAACAAGGCGTGAGATGGGTGTAGACACCACCTTTACTCCTGATGTCATTTTCCGTGGTATGGGTTCCCGTATTCCGTACAAAAAAATTGGCGATGACTATTATCGTATCAAAGATGATGGTACTCTTGCCAAGAGTCCTGCGAACACAGCACGTAAGTCTATACTTGAAAATCCTAACAGGCGTGACGTTGAACGTGTAGGCGGTGTTGAAGATGTATCAGGTGAAGCACCAGCAAAAGAAAAGACTGTACGAGAAGCAAAAATTCCTACACAAGATATGAATATGTCTGATGTCAAGGCAATGTCAGATGTTGCATTGATTGCCCGTTACATTTCTGGTAATATGACAGACGATATGCGAAATGAATTTAGACGTAGACTTGATACTCCTAGTTTTGTGGATCAAGCTGCGGCTATTATTGATAAGGTAAATGCTGAGAAAAAAAGCTTGGCAAGTCGTAGAACAAAACTAACTCCAGACCAAGTTAAAAAACTCCGTAGCAGGACAAGCAAGCAACAAGTTCCTATGGCGCGTGGTGGTTTGATGAGGCGTTAAATGAGTAGGATGTTTCAATACTTGCAAGCGCAAGGTAAACTAGAAGAACCAGAAGATATATTATCAGAAACTGAAGAAATTCTTAGTACTCCAACGCCGGAACCTATGTCTTGGTCAGAAGCACGGGCTGCTGGCTTGTTGGATAGTGCTATTACACAAGATAGAACATTTGACAACTCCGTAAAATCTTACGAAGCTATCAAGCGTAACCCTGCTGTGTTTGAAGCTGCTAAGAGGTTCTTGGCAGATCGACACAACATGACCAATGTCAAAGATGAAGACGTTGTTGATGAGTTCATTGAACATTTCCGGTCATTCGATGTAAACGAAATGACGACAGCAGGTGACTACGGTTACGTATCTGCTGCCGCAGCTGATGCTACAAAGAAGGATGATGAGAAGGCCAAGATGCGTCTGGCTGACTATCGTCTGCTGTATCAAACATTTAGAGAGATGCCTCACTTCTATGAGGAAGGCGGTGCTGAGAATGCCTTTGGCGATTACGTCGAGGGTTTGCTCAAGGCACCGTCTACTTATTTGGGGATACTACTACCAGGTTATGGTAAGGCTGCAGGTGTAGCATCTTCGACAGCAGCAAAAGCAGCAGTTGCTGGCACACTACGCCAAGCATTCCAGCCACAGCGTATCGGCAGTCGTATGATTCAGGCTGCTGCATCAAACCCTGTCAAGACAACTATTGCAGGTGAAGCTGCATTTGGTGCGCTACAGAATGTGGCAGCACAGAAGACAGAGATTGAAGCAGACCTGCGTAGAGAATTTGATAACAGTGAACTTCTTGTAACATCAGTTGCAAGTGGTGTTCTACCAGCTGCCGCTGCATTAGGTATTGCGAAGACTGGCTTCTCACGTTTTGCAGAACGTAATGTTGAAGACCTGCTTGATGATGCAGATAAGGCTACCCTTGCCAACATTAAGAAAGCCAATGAAGCAGCGGATGAGACTCTGCTTAATGCAGACAAAGAAATTTTAGAAGACACAAAGGAAATTCTACGTGCGCTTGATCCAGAACGTGTAGCAGAGGGTGAAGCCGCTAGAGTAAAGATTAAAGATAAAGTTATTCAAGAGCAAGAAGCTGCTGCTGGACAGGCTTTGCCTGACGATGAGTTTGACTTTATTCCTATCCACGATATTGGTTACATGCTAGACCCAAGCAAAAGAAAAAGAGTTTTTGCTATGGGCATGGACTTAATACAAAGGGCAGGAGGCAGACAAAAAGGTGAACGTATAACGGAAACTCTTGGTCGTGGTCTGCGTAGTATGTCTGAAGATGAAATAAAAACAGACTTTAATGTCGGAGAAATATTTGAAAAGTATGATCTAACCCCAGACGATTTTGCCAGCCTGTTCATGGCTGATGTATCTGCGGCTGCGCGAACACTTCAAGGTGCATCCTCTGTTCGCAAGTTGCTAGACGCATCCTTTGATGATCTGTTTGGCCTTAATGCACAGCGCAAAGGGGATTTGTATGGTGCAGTTCAAACCTTTGAAAAAGAAGGTTCTGCTGGTGTACGTCGCTTCTTAGAAAAAGCAGATGCAATTACAGATGATGTTCAAGTAGGTGCAGCGAGTCGTATACTCAACGGTGTGCGCAGTGCTGACGGATTGCGTCTGGCATTTATGACATCACAGACTGGTACGACAATACGTAACACGGTATCCGGTGTGGCACGTGTTGGCATTGATGCGGTCACTAAAGCTATGGACAGGGGCATCTCCAAAGTTCTGCCAGGCGACAAGTCTTTGGTTGGTAAAGCAAACGAAGATGTGTTCTCTGTTCTGTTTGGTATCACAAACAAAAAAGAAGCTATGGCTATTGAAGCCGTATTCAAGTCGGGCTTTTCAGCCAAGGCCAGCCAAATGTTCCGTGAGTTGCAGGATATTGTAGACGCAACCAACATGAAGTCAGGCGTGAAGTTAGACAAGATGAGAGCAATAGGTGCAAACCTCAATGCACTTAACCAAGCATCGGACAACATGTTCAAGAGAGCAGCGTTTGTCGGTAGCCTGAAGCGTCAGTTGAATGAACTATTCTCTGCAGAGATACGTGCTGGTAACAAAACACAAGCAGACTTCAAGGAATTTAATCTGCGCGACATTGTACGCGAAGGACGGTTCAAAGGTTTCTTTAGCACAACAGAGGGTAAGGGCATATTAGATAAAGCAGTAGAGGACGCACTTTACTTCACTTATCAGAAGACGCCTGACAGTCCTACAGCACGGGCTATCATTAGTGGCATTCACAAAGCCCCATTCCTTACCACATCTCTTGTACCATTCCCACGGTTCATTGCAAATGCTATGCGCTTCACGTACGAGTATTCTCCGCTGTATCTTATGGACGCCGGATTCGTACGCTTTGCTGCCAAGAATCAAGACAACTATGAAGAACTTGCCAAGGGTCTTGTTGGCACTGGATTCCTCATGGGTGCTGTTGCATACCGTATGTCTGAACACGCAGGTGAAAACTGGTGGGAAGGCAAGAAGGCAGATGGTAGTACCTATGACTTGCGTCCCTTCTTCCCTGCTGCACCATTCCTATTCCTTGGTGATCTTGTAGCAAGAGCATTTGATAATGACATCTCTAAGATGAGTGTCGCAGGATTTAAGCCATTTGAAGATCAGGACCGTCCACTGTACGGTGATCGTAATGAATTGGCTGATGCTATTCAGGCACTGTCAGGCACACAATTTAAAGCAGGAACACAACTCTACGCTTTGGATATGGCACTGCGTGATGTTATGGCAGAAGATGATCCACAGAAAGTTCAGCGTATGCTGACTGCTGCAGCTGCAAATATTATCAACACGTACAGTATTCCTATGACTATGCTACAGGATACATATAATACATTTGCGGCACCAGATGATGCACGTATTGTGCGTGATACTAATTCTAGTGACATGTTGAGTTTTGGAATCAATAGGTCGCTTGCACGTATTCCCATGAACTATAAGATTGAGGAGTACCTGTCGGAGTTGCTTGGCACAAGAGCATCAGAGATTTATCAATCTCCTACTCGCGCAGAGGACTTGCGTAGGGTTACACCGTTCTCTCGTCAGGTGTATGGTGTTCTGTATAATGAACGCAAGAATAGGTTTGAAAAAGAACTGGCAGAGAATAAAATATCTCGCAGGATTGTATATGCAAAGACAGGTGTACCAGAAGCTGATGCATTGATTGCACAGTTCATGGGTGAATACATTACAGATTATGTCGTACCTGCTATAGAACAGAGTGACGTATATGATGGCCTGACTCGTGAGGGTAAGAAAGATTTCTTGAAGCGTGTAATCCAAGAGTATCGTAGTGATATCATGGATATCGTGACGTACAATTCAAAGCAGGAGGTGTATAAGGAACGCTTTGGCTTTGACCCAATGAAGAAGGCAGCATTTAATCGTGTGCCAAAGGTTGACCAAGAACGTGCGCTTAAAGTGTATCACGATAATCATGGTGAGCCAACAGAAGGGGAGATGTATGATTACACTAAACTATTATACTATGTTAAGTATCTACGACAGATGCGAAAACAAGGAGTGTTCGACTAACAAAAAAGGGGGCCGCGAAGCCCCCTCTCTTTTTATATAAATGTGTGGTAAGCTGCAACAATAAATATGTATAGCAGCCATGCAAATATGCACAGGTAAAATAAACGACTAACGATTATCCCCACTACCCGAAAGGGTGCCGCGATTCTTGCGGTTAGCCAGTTTCTGTAGATTGTTTTCCATGATGTGTCCAAGATTCATCTCCAATTCAGAAGCTAGTACGGCACAGTACCACAGTACGTCACCAATTTCGTAAGCTATCTCAATCTTCTTAGCTGCGTATTCATCTGGTGTAGCACCATCCCTGATAAACTTCTTAACCTTGTTAGCAATCTCACCTGCCTCGCCTGTCAGACCAAGAGTAAGATACTCCATAGCCTGATGCTTGGGGAAGATTGCTGTGTCACATGCTTTCTCTTGATACAACGATGCCGTAATATTGCTCAATTGTCTCTCCTTCATCCACTGTTTAGCCTCTAGTTCCAAGTCCATTTTGTTTCTCCAGGTTCTCAAAGTACGCAGTGTTCCATCCACGCTGCCACTCACGATGCGATACTGTATCCTTTCTCATAGGGTTTGCCATTTGATGGAAGAACTTATTACGGCGAAGAGACACTCTACTGAATGCCTCGTAACCGTCTTCAAAGTTCTTTAACAATCCTTCATTTACTACAGGTGCTGGATTCATAGCTTGTCTACATCCTCATTAAAGTATTCATTGTTGAACAGTTCTTCTAGCATGGGTGCATACTTGCTGTCAACTTCAAAGTCAATGTTGTAATGCTCGTCACCCCACGTATTCAAGCTGAGTGTCAGGCTCTTTGGTGATGCTTCCTTGTCAATACGGACAAATGCCGCAGCAGCTTTGTCTGCATCCTTAGTGTTAATGTCTACTCTAATCTTCATTTTGTTTCTCCTTCTCTCTCAGTTTAATCCATTCATTGTAACACGGATGATGTCTAGGTGGATTCCACTGTATCCATCCGTTTCCTTGCTTCCATATCGTCGATATAGTCTTCGATTTCAAGCTGGGTTTCTTTTTCTGAGACATCCTGCATCCTTTCCAAGCCTTCGATGAGTCTGCGCTGCAGAGCCTCTGAGATTAAACCGGCACGTGTGTCCTCGTCCATCTCGAAGGTGACGACTGCACCGCCGTCCTTGAGTTCAACGTACTCTATGACTTCAAGCCGCATTGAGGTCTACCACTTCACACACGCCAGCCGTACATGCTAGTTCACGTCCACCTGATGTAGTGTCTTCCTTTTCAAACTCACGTAACTTCTCCCAATTAACACTCTTTGGCATCTGTGTCAACAGTTCATTGTAAGTTTCTTCATCAATGTCCTGATAAGGTGCTTGCTTGTATGTGTGTTCACTGAATGGCAGGAAGCTGATGCCTGACACTTCATCAAAGTGATTGTAGACCCATGAACCTACATCCATCCACTCATGTTCCTTCACAGAGATGGTGACACTAGGCTTGTGTTCACACCAGTGACGCTGGTACATGAGCCACAGTTCAAGCTGCTCAATGGCAGACATAGCTGTGCGTGTTACAGCACCAGCAGGTGACTTCATTGGGAAGCTGAACACTGTAGTGCTATCGGGCTTCATCACATCCGGCTCTGCGGGAATGCCCTCAGAGACAAGGAACTGCGTGATGGGGTCTTTGTTATCCCCACGTACCGTACGCACGTAGTATGGGTTGTGACGGGCGTGAATGCCACTGGCACTGTCAACAAGCTGGCTGACTGTACCACTAGGCTTGACACAGGTAATGGCTGCTGATTGTGCAATACCAAGCTGTGCTGCCATAGCTGCATTAGTCTCAACTGCTACATCTTTCAGTGCCTCAAGGGTAGCACCAATGTTCATGCCGAGATGTGCAGACTTACCTGCCATCAGTGCATTGTCCATGATGCCAGTCAGTGACACACCAAGCAGACGTTCTTCCTCTGTATTGTTTCTCCATACCTTGCGAAGATATTTGAAGTCAGTCAGTGTAGATTGGAACGTGCCAAGAATTGTAGCCAAGCGAACCTTTTCTGTCAGCGTCTGTTGTGTGTCAGTAGAACGTACTACAACTTCAGACAAATTACAGAACTGATATGGACGCAAGATGATTTCACTACATGGATTGCATCCAAAGTCATGGTCAGATTCACGGCGACCATTCTTAGCTGCTTGATTCTGTGCTGACTGACGATTGAAGATTCCACGTTCACCAGACTTTGATTCATACAGTGCTAGCCATTCACGCATGAACGTACCCATCTGTGGCTTCTCTTTGTAGGCAACGCTGTTGTTAGCCAGCGCACGTTGCCCTTCATTCTCCCACCACTGTCCTGCCTTGGCATGGCGCATCTGGTCATCATTCAGATTGGACAGGCTGATGAGTGCGCTGCGTCGGACACCACCTACGACGACAACCTCACCAATTTTACACATCAAGTCATGGCACTCAATTGGGTACAGGCGACGACCTGCCGCCTTCTTGAACATGTCTACAGTAAACTGGAAAAGTTCCTCAAGAGGTGCGGGACCACTAGCCCTGCCACCAAATGTCTTAAGACGTGCGCCAGCAGGGCGAACCTCGCTGGTGTCCCATTGGGGTACTTGTCCTGCATACAGCAGAGAGATGAGTTCACGCAATGACTTCGCCCAGCCAGGACGAGAGTCGCCAACCTTGATGACAGTATCTGTGTCATTCATGTCCTCATTCACAATGGGCAGCTTATCAGTATGGTGACGTTCTACTGAAAAGCCAACGCCTGTGCCACACATGAGAATATACATTGTCTCATCGAATGCACGAGGATTGTCTACAGGTACGTAGGAGCAATTGTAGCCGCCTACATGGCAACGATCCAGCGCAGGGCCAGCTGTCATCAATGCTCTCATGCTTGGCATGATGTCTTGATTAAGCACAGCCTGTTCCAGTTCACCCCTCAGTGAATCAGGAAGCTGATAATCATGCTTAGTGACCAGATGCTTAGTAATGTAATCAAAGTATCGTGCGACTGTTTCACTCCATGTCTCCCTTCGTTGTTCATCTTCCTTCCAACGTGCATAACGTGAAAGTGCAATAAAGTTTTGGTAGTCTGTTGGTAGGTAATTGTTCATTTTATGTTACTCCATAATTGATTTGATGTTACGTATGTTTGCACCCTCTACTTCATAAAAGTATTCCTCAATACTTTCCTGTATGTCTTGCGCTACATTCTCGTCGGCAGGTACAGGATACTCTTCTGGATCAATGTCAAGTGTTATGAATACTTTAACTCTCATCCTGTACCTCAATCAGTTTCTCTAGATACCACAAGGCTTTCTTCAAATCTTCACTGCCATTCTTGTATCTGTAACGCCATAGATATTTCATAATGTTGCCTTGCAGATAATACTCAAATCCCTCACCGGTTGCTGCATGAATAGCTTCAATACATTCGATGCCTTGCTGATTGTAGTGAGGTGGATGATTAACCATATCTGACTGCGCTGCTGCTTGTCTCATATATTCTTCATGTCTCATCGTCATGCGTTACCTTTCGTGTTTGTATTGAAGTTAATAGTAATTACATTTCCATCTACATCCTCAATTAATGGAACCTCTTCCCTTTCATCGAACTCATACGTAAAGTATCTGTCTACGTAATGTGCAACGAAGTCGCGGAAGTTATCGTCCTGTTCCATGAGAGGTATAGTAGACAACATACATTTAACTACATACTCCATATCTTGATATAAGTCAATAGGTATATCATGATTCTGACTACTAATGACAGAGAAACTTGCTTCTCCTGTGTACGTACCCGAATCTGTTTTCGCCGGACGAACACGTATAAGAAAATCGTCTTCTATTACATGGTCTTCTGTATCATTTTCCTCTGTCATTTTTTACTCCTTTTTACTTTAGTTCCTGCAAATTTAATAAACTTTGGATGCTTGTTTTTTCCCTTTTCTTTCAGCCAGTCTTCGGGAATGATCCTGTCATAGTACCTAAACCCATACTTGATACACCACTCACCGTAGGTTGACTTCGCCCCTTTGCGAAGCTTTCGTCTGCTGTTCTCAAAGACAAAACGAATATCCAAGTTAGGATGCTGACGCTTGATTGCTAAATGCTTGCGCCGATCTGCTGCCGTGAACATTCCCTTCGTCTCAATGATGATGCCATTGGCAAGCACGAAGTCAGGTGTATATGTCCTGTAAGCAAGGTCTTCCCATTCGATCTTAATGGACTCATAGTCAAACTTTATCTTAAGTCCTACAAGATACTCAGAAATCTTATGCTCAAGGCCACTACGAAATCCTAACTTACGTGCTGCCCTGAATCGTTTCGCATTATGCACTGTCGTATTCACTAGCCAGTTCAACATACGAAACAATCTTTGGTTCTTTTGCCTGTGACTTCACTGCTGGCAATTCCTTAAGGTCAGGCCAACATGCTTTGCGATAGTCACAGAACGAACACTCTTTGGCTAGGACTTTGTTACCAGTCGGCTTGCCTCTGAATGTTTCTTCTACAGGCTCGAAGCAACGCTTGAACTCATTGGAATCCACAGTTTCAATTGTGTCGCTAATCTTCTGCAATTCCTGTTCAGTATCTACGCCTGTAGCTGGAACATATTTGAAACTACCATTTGCTTTGTTGACAACCCACCAGCCACCAGGTTTTAGGCCAGTAGCTTTAGCGTAGCCGACAAGCTGTCCAACGTAACCGAAAGCATCGCTACTATGTAGTGTTTCAAATGATGCAAACTTGTTACGATAAGACCAGTCAGATGCTGACTTGACATCATCAACA